GCTAATTGAGGTACTCTTGTACCCGCATTAATCATAATAGGTGTTGCCTTTGATATACGTTGGTTTGATAATGAGTTGTAATACTCTATCGCCTCTTCATACGTGTTAGTTACCCATAGAGCAACTCTCATATACATGTGTTGAGGTCTTTCAATAACTTTACCTTCAGGTGTCTTTAATAAGTACATTTCTTGTAATGACCTCCAAGCGAAATAATCAAAGTTATAATCATTTTCATGATTAATAACCTCATCAATTTTACTCGGACCGTATTTTTCAATAATTGACATTAGTTCGTCATGTACAATACCATCAACGTGTAACGTATGCATTGTATTTGAGAAACTTGGGTCAGTTTCTTTGTGATAAGAAGAAATTGCAACTGAAGATGCCAGTCTTGAATAATCGTGGTGACTACCTGTGTAAGCAGCCGCAATTTCATATACAAGTTTATCTAACTCTTTAGTTGTAATAGTACCTTCAGTTGGTACGGAAGTAATAACTTTGATAAATATTTCATCAGAGTTCACATTCAAACCTTTAGCAGCTCTTTTAATTCTGCTATAAATTTTTTGTGGATTAAAAGACGCGTCTTCCCCGCCCCTTTTTTTTATTTTAAGTGACATCATAATTTTAAAAATAGTAAATTAGAAATCAGAATCAAATGATAATGTTTCGTTTAGTTTTGCTTTTTGGTACTCCATTGTTCTTGATTCAAAGAAGTTACCCTTTGTTTCAACAGCAATTTGTTCCATAAACTTAAATGGTTGTTCAACGTTAAACTCTTTTTTACAACCAAATTTAACTAATAACCCATCGGTTACGAATTCAAGATATTGTTTCATTAAGTTTGAATTCATTCCGATAAGTGAAACAGGTAAAGATTCTGTGATGAACTCTTTTTCAATTTCAAGTGCAGATAATAAGATTTCTTTAATTCTCTTCTCTGATGGTTTGTTCTCTAAGTGATTGTTAACTAAGTGAATAGCAAAATCACAGTGTAGGTTTTCATCTTTAAAAATTAAAGTATTGGCATTACATAACCCTTGTAGTATTCCTCTTGATTTCAACCAAAAGATTGAACAGAATGAACCTGAGAAGAAGATACCTTCAACTGCCGCGAATGCAACTAATCTTTCTTGAAAAGATGCGTTTTCAATCCAATCAAGAGCCCACTTGGCTTTCTTTTGAACTGCAGGTAAGTTATCTAATGCAGTGAAGCATAGTTGTTTTTCTTTCTCGTCTGAGATATATGTGTCGATTAACAGAGAATACATTAAACTATGTATGTTTTCTGCCATCAATTGAAATCCGTAAAAGAATTTTGCCTCAGGATATTGTACTTCCTTTAAGAAATTCTCTGCAAGATTCTCGTTAACAATACCATCTGAAGCCGCGAAGAACGATAAGATGTTCTTAACGAAGTATTGTTCGTTTTCAGTAAGATTATTCCAATCTCTAATGTCATTACTTAAATCAACCTCTTCTGCCGTCCAAAACGCCGCTTGATGTTGTTTATAATATTCCCAAATGTCATCGTGTTGAATAGGAAAGATGACGAACCTATTAGGATTCTCTACTAAAATTTTTTCCATAATTGTTTTTTTTGTTTTGTATTAAGATTGTTGTTTTTGTTCTTCTTTTTGTTTTCGTTTCTCCATCAACTCTTTAACCCTATCTCTCTTTCTCTCCTCTTGTTGTTCTTCGAAACCTAAGAATGTTACTGAGCTCTCAGTATCTATTTCAAGTAGTTCGTTGTTAAATTTACAGTTCTCGAAAACTACCCCGTCCTTACCTAAACGTGACTTTGTAATCGCGATGGTTGCAAGGTTCATTTCTTTCTGTTGAAGTGTCTTAGCCACAGAGATGATTACGTGACCAACCTGAGCCTTTTTAATCGAGCCACCCATTTGGTCGGTCGTTACGACTTCAGATGAAATTGAGGACCTATTACCCTGTGTGGCGGTCCATCCAACTAAGTCTAGTTCATGGCACATTGCTTCGAACCCTCTCATCACAGAACCTTCAGCCTTCCACTCATCTTTACTTGTAGATTCAGGAAGAACACAGTCAATGTAGTCTAACATAACCAAATCAAGTTTGTTTCCATCAGCAATCATTTTTCTTACTTGATTTTTGATTTGATTCATAGTCATACTATCGGAAGCTAACTTCTTAAGAACCAACTTGTTTTGCATGGTCTCTTGAATTTCTGTAACCTTCGACATTACCTCATCCTTATTTTTCACTAAGTTATCAGGTTCGATACCTGTCCAAAGTGTGAAGTGTTTTCTTTGGATAATCTTTGGGTTATCCTCAAAAAATACTTGAAGAACATTGTACCCCAAGTTAAATGCTGTGTTCGCAATTTTGGTTAAGATAGTTGTCTTACCAACCCCTGTTGGAGCTAGGATAACACCAATCTCACCTTTGGCCAAACCACCCTTAAGTAGTCTATCAATTCCAGGGATTCCCATTGGAATTGGGTGACGATAATCCTCGTCTAATACGGTATCCAAGTTAGCGAAGATGTCCGTCTGTCCTTTGTCGATTTCACCGACTTGTAACGCGTTTCTCACCAATCCTTCGACCTTATCGTAAGATTCGAAATCACCTTCTGTAATGATTTTTTGAGCTTTGTCCATCGCCTTTTGAAGTTCTTGTTGTTTACAGAACTTTAAAGCTTTCTCCTGAACGAATACTGTACCTTCAAAAGGAGCCTCTTTTACCTGTTTCAAAGTATCTAAAACCACTTTTGCAACGATTTCCTGTGTAATTTCTGATTTAACAATTTGGTCAAGAGTTTCGAAATTAGGCGTTGATTCATACTTTACATAGTATTCTTTTATCATCTGTAAGATGATTTTAAAGTACTTGTTGTCAAAGTACGATGACTCAATCACGTCCATAATAGACGATGAGAAGTCTTTGTCAACTACTATTTGATTTAGTAATTGAATCTGAAATGTGTTACCTAAATAATCGAAATTTTTGTTCATATATTGTTTTAAAATTGTCCCCTGTATTATTAAATACTTACTTACTTAGGTCGAATTCCAAATATTCGTAAGTTAATTTGTTATTTGAAAAAATGTCAGTTAACTCACGAAGTACCTCTTTTAAAAATGGTCGTACGTCGACTGTATAACGAACTTTTGGCGGATAAAATTTTCCATCAAAAACTCTATGACAAATTGTCGTGTCTCCAACTTTAACATAAATGTTAAAAACTTCAGGACCATCTGTGTAAGATGTGTTCATAATTGATGGGTCATGCGCAATTGCGTCTTTGTTGTCCATCATGTAAATTACTGTCTTCATTTTCAAGGCATATTGTAATTCATCTTTTAAACTTAGAATGAAGTCATACAACTCCGTTGAGTTTCTCGCCTTTGGGTTATACCCTCTAACGTTAAAGAATCTTTGAACTACAATGTTGTCATTCAATGTCAAAAGGAATTCCATTTTTGTGCTGTCTTGCTCTCTCATGCGATTTAATTTTTGTTTGTGTTTCTTTTTTCTTTTCTTGTTAATTTCATAAATGGTCGAAGGAAGTTTACCCAAGCTTCGTCATTCTTGGGTAGGTACTTAAAGAGACCATCTTCCATCATAAGTCTCATTAAGTTTTTGTATCCTCTATCTGTGGGGTCAATTGTGTCTGTCTGTATTTGTTCAACTAACTCTTTACCTTCATCGGTAATAAGTGGGTTTTCAAGGTCTACAATCTTCATGTTTGTATTATAGAACTCCTCACCAAGTATACCATTTTTTGTCTTACCAGTCAAAATATTCTCAAGAGCTTTTGGTTTTTTCTTTTGCTCGTTATTTCGTGCAATATCGAGTAATTTGTCGATAGTACAGGGCATTTCCTGCAAATCAGGGAAGAATTTTAATAAAGTTTTTTCCCCTAATCCTTCAATACCATCGATATTGTCGGACTTGTCTCCTGTGAAAACTTTGGTAATTAAAACGTTGTAATGTGGTATCTCAACCTTGTTGATTGTTATCATATCCCCATTCTTAAAATATTGTTTTGTGATTGGAGAATATATGGTAACTCTTTCAGATATGAGTTGAGTTAAGTCTTTATCTGCTGAGAAGATTATTACGTCTTCATCCGTTGCAACTTTACAGTAGTGAGCAATTAAGTCATCAGCCTCGTTGTTAATCATCTCAACTTGGCGTACGAATATCTCCTCGAGGTATTGTTTAACTCGAGATTTTTGTTGGAGGTATGACTCGTACTTATACTCGTTCATATCCTGCCTTCTATTCTCCTTATATTGGGGGTATATAGATTTCCTAATTGATGAGTTCGAATCACCATCCCAAAAGACCACAACCTTATCCAAGTTGTGCTCTTCTAGAAATCGTCTTAAGATGTTGATGAAATGATAGAGTCCTCCTAAGTGGTCTCCATTATTATACAACTCTTTAACTCCGTGAAATCCTATCTTAAACAGATTGTCTCCGTCTACTAATAATGTCTTAATCACTGGTGTGATTTAAAGGGTGAAACAATAATACTAATCTTCTTTTTCTTCTTTCAAATCGAAGTCACCATCAGTTCCGATGATGTCCTTCCAATAGTCCGCGTATTCTTTTTTGTATTTTTCCAATGAAGTTTTTTCTTCACTAGCTTCTTTACCTGCAATGAATCCGTGTGGTGTAACAATAATCTTTCCGTCGTCATAACCTAATCCATTGATGTGGTTCTTCATTACAGAAACTTTTGTTCTTGATGCGAACTTAATAGTTCTCTTATCTTTTGTTGCGGTAATTTTAGTTGTACCAGCACCTTTTTGGTTTCCGAATAAAAATACTAACGATGAGTTCAACCAAATGGCCTCACCACCTTTAGCTTTAATCTTTGGTTGTCCAAATGGATTGTCAGGTAATTCAACCCATGGTTGGTTAACAATAACCAATGTGTTTTCGTATTTAGAATCTGATTTACGAGACCCTGAAATTCTTTGGTTAATACCCATACCAATCTTGTCGGCTAACGTACTTGCATTGTGTTGTTTACCACCCTTACCTTCGAATGTCATCTTACATGGTACAGAACCAACTGAGTCCCATAAGAATAACAAACTGTAGTCCAAGTTACCTTTCTCTTGTTCATCTAACAAGTTGTTGATGTAGTCAGTGATTTGTTCGATGTAGTTGAAGTTATTGTTGAAGATGTAAAAACCATCCCAATCTAACTCACCTGTTTCTTCATCAACTACTTCCTCACAATCAAACCCCATCAATTTGGCGTGTTCGAATGACCATTTTTGTTCTGTGATGATAAACACAGGAAGGATACCCTTCTTTTGAGCATCGACCGCAGTCTTTACAAGTGCAGTAGTCTTACCTGTATCTGAGTGACCAAGTAACATATTCAAATGTCCAACAGCAGGACCTGGTAAACCAACAGCATCCAAGAAATCAGGACCTAAGTCAAAAAACCTTTGAGGTTTATATTTCGCTGATGTTGAGAATTTGTCTTTGATAGACTTAAAATCGTTTTTCTTAATTGCCATTTTCTATTCTTTTAATGTTGGGTAACTTGTTTACTTTGTTTCTGTTATAAAAGGTACTGTCCTCTTCGTAAAGAGTTCCAATTTCTTCTTCATGGAAAGTTACGATTCTAATAACCGAAACACCATCCTCGTCTTCATCTTTTAACATACCAAATAAAACAGTATCACCAATCTGCTTACTTCTACCTGAGAAGTATCCTTTATCTTTTAGTTGACTCAAGATTTCATAGGACAATATTTTATTGTCTCTCAACTGTAAGTCAATTTCTTCTTTAAACGTCATGTGATAAAATTAAAGGGTGGGGAGTTCCCACCCTTGTTATAAATTAGAACGGTAAGTCTCCGTCTGGTTCGTCATTTGCTTGTGGGTCCGCAGCTACAGCTGGTTTACCACTCTTAGATGCTCCACCACCAAATGATTCGGTTTCAACTGTAGCGTTCTCATAAACATATCCACCCTTTTCAGTACTCCATTTTGGAGTCTCTCCACGAGCGATTGCTTCAAGGTAGTCAACAGGTTTTTTAGAATAAACATCTAGCCAACTTAACTCATCATTAACCCAAGCAGTAGCTTGTGCTGCGTCTGTGTGAACAGGAGCTGGGTCATCATACATAATCGTAGATACGGTTGTGTATTCTTTACCTGCAGGTGTTTTAGATTTTGCCAATTCGATAATTAAATCACGACCTTTTTCAGAGTCAGTGATATCACCTTTGTTTCTCCAAATTGGAATGATTTTATCTAAAATACCATCATTCTTGTAGTTGTGTTTGAATCTCCAAAATTTTGGTCCGTCTTCTTCCTTGTCTCTATCTATAACTTTTACGATATAGAACTTACGAGAACGGTATTGAGCGGCTAACTGTTTGTCAGACTCTTTACCTGTGGCAATCAACTCTTCGTAAACCTCGTTTAAAGGTGAACGCTCGTTGTCATTCTTTCCTGGGTCGTAGAATTTTTGCCATTGACCACCTACTTGGATTTCGTGGTACCATGCCTCTTTGAATGGTGAGGAACCATCTGTGGTAGGAAGGATTCTTACTCTTCTCTGACCTGACTTCTCTTTATCCCCAAGGATTAAAGCGAAATACTTTTTCATTCTTTCGTCTTGCGACATCTTGTTTTGGGCCCCGCCCGATGAACTTTGTGATTTTTCGTACTGTGCCAATACGGCGTCTAATGAACTCATGTTTTTAAAATTAAAATGATTAAATTGTTTTATAAAGATAGGTGAAAATATGATATAGTCAAATAAAAAAAGGTGTCTTTCGACACCTTTGTTATTATCTAAATGAAGTTTTGTAACTTTCTTTATCTTCCCCCCCTCCAGGTTGGAAAGAGTTCTTGATGTCGTTAACGTTGATGTCTTGTACCTCGTCGGAAGTTAAAACATAATCATTTTTTCCCGTCTTTTCCATCTCTTCTGACTTATCATCAAAAAACTGTGAAAGTTTTTGATTGAATGGGTATGAGTCGTATGTTCTTAACTCTAATTTTTCTTGTGGAGTTTTTTCTCTGTATTTCTCAATCTTATTCTCAAGAGTGTTTAACTTAGTCATAATGTTATCCATCTCACCAAGTCTTGACTGTAAGTCGTTTAATTGTGAAAATAGATTTTCAAAATACTCATCTTGTTTTGTTTGAATACTTTTTTGAGAGTCTACTAATTCAGTAATATCAAGTTCTTCAGAATCACCTTCTTTCGCACTTGCCTCTTCACTATTACCTTCGTCGTCAATTTTTTCTACGTCGGGGTCATTCTCAACATCTAATGGACCTGATACAGGTGCTCCAGGTGCTGGTGGTGGAATCGCCGCTGCGTCTGATGGTGGTGGTGGAGCTCCTGCTCCTGCATCACCTGGTAGTGGAGCTAACGCCCCTAAATCTTCTTCAGGTGTTGTTGGAATTTCCTCCGCCTGTTCTGTGATATATTTGTTGATACTTCTGTATCTGTCTATTTCACTTAATATTTTTTTATCTAAACTCATTTTTTATCCGTTTAATAATTGTTTTAATCCCTTATCGGTTTCAACCATAACTTGTCTGTTAACGTAAGTACTGTTGCCCTTTCTTTCGATAAGACCATCACGTTCTCTTACTGTATAACATTGGCCCGTTGCTAAGTCGCAAACTTCTTTTGTTCCGTCGTTATTATCTTTCTCAGAATAATTAATTTTTTTTCCAAGATAATTACTGATTGCTGTATTAATGTCCATAATATTCTTTCTATATAAATATGTTGTTATGTTATAAAGTGAAAGATGGACCCAATACGGTTGTCTCTACACCATTAACTTTGTATTTTAATTTAAGTCTAAATGTACCTATAGAATTAACAGTACATTTATATGTGTATTTAGTATCAGAACCTTCTGTGAATGTTGCAGATACAGTTGTGTTATTCATATCTACAACACTTTGACTCACTAAGTCTTGAGGGTTATATGTTAGAACATTGAATTGGAATGACTTCCATCCTCCTCCCGATTTAACTACATTATAGTATTGTGGTCCTGTTCCTTGTAAGTTAACTCCCTCACCTAAGAAAGTAATTGACTCAACTTTAGTTTCTGATACAATCACAGGGTCTCCAACCTTTTTAGTTGTTTGGAAGGCATTAAAATTATAACTTAACGAAACATCTTGTGGGTTAATTGTTTTATCCACAGGTCTGGCATATAAATTAATTTCAACATAAGCTTTAAGGTCTCTTTCACTATAAGAACTTAACCCTAAATCATCAATAATATCTTGTTTAGTGATAGAGAATTCTTGTTGGTCGGCACTTACGTATCCTGATAATCTACCACCACCACCATAAGATACCGATATAGTGTCTTCTATATAGGTATTATTTGGACCAGGTTTTAAACTAACTATTCTATCATTGTAACTTGGTACTGTATCAATTCTCCATGCCCCTGCTGCAGGATTAACTCGAACCGTTAATGTATCTGTACTACCATTTGATGTCTTAGTATTAACCGTTTCGATAAGTGTTATTGGTTTCTTATCTTGTGGGTTAGGGTTTGTTCCCGTTAAATTATTTGGACTTGGTGTTGATGATGACGTTTGTGTTACAGTTGTATCTATAGACCCTCCTGGTGTTAAACTAGCAACACCGTTCAATGCAGGGTTATAATTGAATAACGTAGACCCTGTAAATGAACCGTGGTCAGTTTTAACCTCAATTCTTCCATTAAGATTAACTTCACCTGTGAATACTTTAGGTACTATGAAACGTATCATACTATCACTAAACACAGTAACATCTTTCTTAGGTACCACAACACCCGCAATTTTAACCTCACTAGCCGTTGACAAGTTACTACCATTAACTTGTACAATAGTACCTGTATAACCCGCAGTTGGCGTAAATGATTTAAGTGCTGGTGGTGGACAAGTTAAGTCTAATGCCGATGTTCCACTTGTTCCTGATGTACCGCTAGTTCCTGAAGTTCCACTTGTTCCTGAAGTTCCACTTGTTCCTTTAATTTCAGTTACTTTAATAGTCGCTTTCAAGTCTTTTGAGTTATCAAGACTTGATAGTCCAACTTTAACCGCTGAATTTATTGCCTCATATAAAGTGTCTTTAGTTTGTTTGAATTCTGATGTGTGAGAATCATAATATTCTGAAGATATGTTAGAGTCTGGCCAATAACAAACATAGTATTTGGCTAAACCAATTTCCAATATTTGAGGTACTCTTTCTCTTAATCTATTTGACATAAATCTCACGTAGTTCCCAATAGTTGTGAAATGGACTATCGGTAAAGATTGTGATGATGAGGCGTTTGATTTAGATTTAACACAACTGTATCTTTTTTCCAAAGTAGAGTTAAGACCACCCCAATCTGTATTTAACGAAATTGTTGCCAAGTTATTATTCCAACTATTAAACGCCCCTAATCCACTGGTAGAACTTTTTTGGAAACTTCTCATATATGATAAACAATATATGATTATTTGTAGCTCTTTATTGTTAGGGATTTCAGTAAGTAATGCGTTAGCTAATTGTTGTGGTGTAAATTCTGTTAAAGTTGCCGCAACTCCATCTCCAAATCCTGCATCCGCAAAAGTTTTAAGTACATTACTTTTACATGCGTTTGGAGTATCAAGAGTATTGTCAGCCTTTTGAGGTAGTGTTGTACTTTTAACGGTGTTAGTTGTTCCTGAAACCGTAACACTATCTTTATTAACTTTAAGAAGTTCTTCTAATTTAGTTATAAGGTTTTGGTTAATACTCTGTAAGAAACTATCTATAGCAGGTAAATCAAATACCCCTTGTCTAACACCTGTAAATGTTGTTTGAAAGTTACCCGCTTGAATCGAATGTTGAACATCCTGAATCATATACGGTCCATTAAACATTGGTACGTGTCTAAGGTTGAAATACATTGTTGGCTGTATTAAAGCGTTACCTAATGACACAACTGAACATTTATAGCTTCTTTGTTTGTATAGGTTATATAAACTATTATTTTGTGTAGCGGTTTGTCTACCTGATGCTTGGTCAACCATATTCAACTGAGTGTTAATTGACTCAGATGTCGCAGTACCATTGTCTTGTGATACTGAGAATGAAAAGAAAACATTTTGACTTCTAATACCAAGGTCCACAGTAAATCCAACACACTTGTTAGAAACTGCCCAATCTTTTTTACCCTGTTGGTTTTCCAATAGAGGATTCTCAGACGCTCTTCTCATTTCAAATCCATCGTCTCTAAATTTGAAATTACCTTTTGGTAAGTCCAAGTATTGAGACGGTTTACCCGCATAAAAACAAACCATTTTAGGCCCTGATTTTCTATAATCAACATCTAAATAAGTCCCCCATAAACTGTCGGCAAAATCTAATGAACCTTCGGCCTTTGGTATTGTTGTACCATCAACATCTTGTACATTATAAAAATTAACATAGGCAGGTAAGTTCATCACATTAAAGTTATTCTTAATAAGAATACCACTAATGAACGTATAAACACTCATCGCTTGATTCAATGACTTTTCATTAAACATATTTTTTAAGTCAAAGATATCAATCAATATTGTGTCTCCGATGTTTCTTGACGCTCGGTCTAAGAACATTATATCTTCAAATAAAGTTTTGTTGGTATAGTCTCCACCCGAAATCCACTTATCGTTTAACGCTTTAAAGACCTCATAGTTCTCAACTTTACTTTGTTCTCCTGTTATTGAACTTTGAATTGTTTGTTGGGGTACTTGTTGTTGTGATGGGAGTGCTTTGTTTAACCCTGTTAAAACTCCGTTTAAGAAATTGTTTTGCAACTCAGTTTCAACTCCAAGGTATTGTGTTATTTGGTTCTTAAATTGTGAAATACTAATTGTTGGTAATTTAACCTTTTGTGTTGCATACATCTTAATGATTTGAGATAACAAAACAACATTCTGTTCGGTAAATTCTATATTGTTATCGACAAAGAAATCGGTAATGTATGAACCATTTGAACTATATACGACATTTGGTATTGTTGAGAATCCTACCTCAGTTTCTAAAGCTAACCACGCTTTTGGGTTTGCTAATTTAGATTGTGTTAACGTAACTCCTCCTCCTTTAGTTGGTAAACTACCTTTCACATATGGGTTAAAAGTTATTGGGTCTGTAACAACCGCGGGTCCATTAAAAGAAATATAAGAATCAAAAATTCTTCGATTATAGTTTGAAGGATTTCCGTATCTTAATAAAATATCATATTCCATAAAAGATTGAATCCCTGTTTGAAACCCTTGATATTGTTTATCGATTGTAGTTTCAAAATAAGTTTTTTCACTAACTCCTTCGGCTTGTGCAGGCACTATCATCAAAGTTTTAAATAATGATTGGAAGTTTCTAAAGTTACTTGTGTTGTTAACAGGACTTTGTCCATAAGTAACCGTTTCATTACCATTTTGATTATCAGTAATTGGTTTACAGAAATTTAAGAATTCTTGTTCAAAGTTATTTAATATTCTTTTCTCAAACACAGAGAATGTCTCTTCAATCTTGGAATACACATTAGTATTTAAAAAATGAATTGGACTTTGCGGTTTACCTGTATTAATTAAAGTTAAATATGATTCAGGGCTTGGGTAGGCAATTTGTGTACTATCAAAATATCCATAGTTTGGCGCCGACCATAAACATCTTACAGAACCATTAAATACACTACTATTTGAACTAAGTGGTACTTTAGCGCCAGGTGATGTTGTTGCTCCTGTTAAACAAGAGCCTACCGTTTGGTTAAAAAATGTTCCAAAAGATGGTACAACAAAGTACTCAGAACTCTTTGTATTATTTTTAGGATTACAATCAACGTCCGCTTCAGGAGTTAAATCGGGTAATAATATTGACCAAGTATTTAATCTTAAGTTCTTATCTCCTTGTTTGGCACTATTGATGTTTGACTCTAAAAAGTTATACATTTTCATACCACCATTCACACTGTCTTGAATCTCGGTATTTGTATATCCGCTATATAAGTCATATCCATTATAAAAAACATTGAAGTCATTAATTAATTTAGGATAAAATCCAACTTGCATATTAACGTCAGTTGTTGTTTCACTTTGTAATACAATGTTTCTATCAACATCTCCATATTTGAAAGTATACGGTGTTGTTGTTTGATTAGTTATTGGGTTATAGTTTGTTGTGTAGTTAAAGTCTTTCCAAACATTTGTTAGAATATCAACTCCACTCTCTTTATATTTCTTATATCTGTGCCATATAGAACCGTATTTCAAAATCCAAGCGTATGGTATTTTATGAATTGCGCCAAACTTTTTAAATGTAGACGCAATGTAATCTAAATCAGTTGGAACGTCATTTGAAATGGTCTTATATTTTTCTCTTAATGTTGCAAGAGGTAATGAATTAAGAAATAGGTAAGCGGCTTGAACGTATGGATAGTTATCTTTCTTTTTAAAGTTATCTACTCCAATCTGAATCGAATTGATAAAGTAAGGAGTGTTTAACATCGAAGTGGTCGTTCTTGGTCCTAAGAATCCTGTTGGGGTTACAACATCACAATACCCTTCCGTTGCAACAAAATTATCAGGTGTTCTTGTTATATAAAACGTTGACAACCCTGGAATTGCCCCTGCAAACAAACCTGACCCTAAAGCCGCGGCCACAATACTTGGGTTTTTTGATTGTAAATATGAAAAATCTGTAACAGGTCTGTTAGTTTTATAGTTGTTTACATCGTTAAAATTAGCAATAATTTTTCTTGGTTCAAAAATAGTTAAACTCTTTTTAGTATCGTAAACTTGGTTACCTGTTGCACTTTGGGCTTGGTTTAAATTATTAATACGCCACGTTGCATCGGTATATGGTAACGTATCAACAACTAACGGTTCGTTAGATGCATTAGTTATTAAAGCTCTAAGAGCGTCTGATGATGTTGTTACTTGAGGTATCTTACCAATATCACTAGTCTTCAAAATACTGAATGAATTTTCAGTTAAACTCTTAATGTATGGAGTTACATAGAAGTCTCTAATGTAATCTTGATAGGACTTACCTGTCCCCATGTTTGAGATATTATTTAAAAACGTTGGATAGTTAGTTGCATTTAATCCGTAGTTTTTTAACTTGAATGTAATATATGGTGAACTAACACCTAACCCGTCTTTAATATTATTAACCTCTGTCTCAATATTAAGTTTAATTAAATCATTAATCTGATTTGAATTGGCTCTAACTAATCCCGAATAGTGAGATGTTAAAAATTGTCTTTCCCATATTTCATAGAAAAACTTAACCTCTTCTTTATTAGCATATGCAATACCCGCAGATGGAAACTCAATTGCATTTATATTAATAACATTGGTATCTCTTTGGTTGTCTAATGGTTGTTGAGCTATAGGATTTTGAAATTTTTGAGTAAGTCCTTTCATATACTCTTCCACAAATTCTACCTCAGGCCATTTGGAATAATTACCACCTTGTGTTCTATCAACTTCAGATGGGTCTCCGATATATTTTAATTGGAACCTACCTTTCTTATCGTCAGGTGTTTCAACAAAATATTGAGGCCAAGGGTAAACAGGAATCTGAGAATTTTCTGCCGCAGTATTTCCCAACAAAGAACCTTCACGATAAACTACATGGTCTCTTGTTTCACTACTAGGTGCTGATGATGGATTATCTAAAATTGCGCTCTTTCTTACGGGGTCGTACTTCACATTCCAAGCATTGGTGTGTACATCGTCTAACAATCTAATAAAGGCTTCTGCGGATGCCATAATAACCGCAATCATATTTCTAACCGTAGGATTAAACCCAAGACCAGTGTCTTTATCTTCAATCTTTTTTAATAAGTCGGCAGTTATTTTAGATTCATATTCCGATAACTTTTTATTTGCTTGAGTTTCTAAAGATGAAATGGTCGAATCAAATCTTCCGTTACCTTCAAAAATAAAATACTTTTCTTTAATTTCAAGGTAACTTTTTTTACCGTTAGTAATTATCTCATTTATACTTTTAGTAAATCCACCATATTGTGAAATCACTCTTTCAATCTGTTCTCTCGTAGGATTTGGGAATCCTGTTTGAGCAGTTGTAGTTGTAACCCAATCGATTTGTGACTCAGCAGTATTGTCCTTCAGAATCATCTCATACTTAATTGGATTTGGGATTGGTGTTTTACCCGTGGTACCTACTGTAGGATTTGCGGCTAAGGCATCGTTATATTTTTTAATATTCCCTTGTAATAAAGAAAACGCAGTATCTTTAGCTCCTTGGTCTAGGTTTTTAAACGCATAAACTTTGTCACCACCAAATAAAATAAGTGGTTGTGGGTTTAAATAAGTTGCGAACCAAGAGCTGTTTGAAGGTCCTCTAACGTTTGTGAAGTATTGTGTTAAAATTCCTTTATAGTTTCTAATGTTAGTTAAAGACTCCACATCCGTTTTAGGGAAAGAGTCCATAATTTGTTTTTCAAAATTATCTAACTTAACCATTAATTGGGCTAATGTTAATTCAGGTAAATCAGCAGGTATTAATCCTTTTGCTTTATACTCACTATAAACTTCAACTATTTTTTGATACCCTCTCTCAGTAACCAATTCAGTAACAACTGCGTCACTACTATTTGGATTATTAGAACCAATAGCCCCTTGAGTTTTAGATTGTGATTCAGTTGACTTATTACTTTGTTGTGGTGTAACGGGTGTCGCACCAAAATTAAATCTTTGGGAGTACATGTGTGGTGTTGCCAACAGGTGACCCATTGCAACTTCATTCAATATGTTGAACTTGTATCCTTTAAACGTTAATCTAACTTGGTAGTTACCACTAAACGAGTTGAAAGTTGCGTGGAATTTTTCCAAATTTAATTGATACCTAACCGCTTGCCCATAAAATCCTTTAAGTGTAAGGTAGAACGGTGGGTATGGTAAATTAAAGAAAGCGGAGTATGGTGAATTATTACCTAATTGAAACAAGGCTTTACCTTGTACGTCTTCCAACTGCATTTCAACAGATGGAATAAATGAAGTATTTGTTGTTATATTAATTTGAGTTATACCTAATAACCCATTGTCCATAACATTTAATTCATTGGCTACCGTGTTTAGAATATATGGTTTTGAACCCGCGGCTGTTTGTTGTCCAAGTTCTGCAGGCTGATTAGTACCGTCAAACTTTGTAGTATTTTTTCCTGTTAACTCATCATAATAACCTGTCCCTAAGAAGTTGTTCTTACTTGGTTTTAGGAAATTCATTTTAGCAACTGAAATGGTTCTTAACCCACTATCCTCAGGACTAATACCAACCGCTAATTTTGTTCTTGGTAATACTTCTGCCTCAAGATTAGCATACATGACCAAATTTTCATGGTCAACTAATCTTTCTCTAATATTTCCTAAAGCGTCAATGGTTTTGTTAGGGTCAACCACAATAAGATTATTGTAATCAAACTCTACATAAACTCTCCCACTGTTGTCTGGTCCTAAATTACCTACCATAATAATAAAAATGATTTTCTAACGCCGCTTTATAATCCTGTAGAGATGGTAGTAATGGGAAAGGAATAATCAATATAGCACCGTCATATATATTGTTTTCAAGACCACCGAACTGAGGATTCGCCTGAAGTATTAACCAATTAAAGTAAGGTGAATTATAATACTCTTGTGATACCTTATCTAACCTACTCTGAGCTACTTTATATATGTAAGCTTTGTCAGTTGGTTTTTGAGGAATGGGCACGTAAGGAACAACGGTCTGTTCTCCGTTTATTAAAAAATCACTATATCGGTTCCAATATTGAAATGCCATTAATTTAATTTTGCTTTTGATGTGTATGCACCTGTTGCTCCGTTTTCGTTATTCCAAGTGTTATTATTTGTGTTTGAATTAGTTGTTGCACCCAAACCTTTAATCATATTTTCTTGTGCCTTCTTCTTATCATTACTCGCACCATTTTCAATCGTATAAGTAAGTACTCTTTCCTTCTTATCAAAAGGTGTATACTTTAAAAAGTCTTTTAATTTAGTTTTTTCTAAATTGTCAATAAAAGCTTTAGTTATACTGTTTTCTTCCGCAAACACTGGTTTGGCTTGGCTTATCCAATAAGCATCGAACACAGAATCAATATTATCAGCACCATCACCAATTAAAGTTTTATTACCCTGAACATTACTAATTAACGCGTCTTTGAATGTTTGATATTTTTTTTCGTCTAAAACATCTTCAGAAACTATCATATATTGTCTCTTAAATGCCTTGTTGTCTACAATCAATGTGTTTGTACTAAAAGGTACGAATACATTCTCAATAGTAACCTCTTTAGTTATTGCCTTACCATTTGTCGCAGTTTCAAAAACTAAATTACCTGTGTAATTACCTTTCCCATAACTAAAACTACTATTGCTCCATATAACGGTATTAAATTCACCAATATTTGTTTGAATTTTTTTAATATCATCTTGTAATTCTAAGAACGTGTCCGCGGCCTTTGAATTTGTTGACACTTTATTAGTTCCAGTTGTAACATATACCCTAACGTTTCCTGTCTTACCTTGGTATCCATCAGTACCTTTATCTGTAACACCTTCAAAGGTGATTAGATTTACTTTACCTAATGTTTGTAAGTAACCTTGTTCCGCAGTTGTTAGTTCTTGAGTAATTTTTGATATTGCATTTTGAAACGAACTTCTTTTGTTCTTAACAAAATTAAAGTAATTCTGTTTAACAGTACGAATTAACTTTTGAGAAAAATTTTTATTTTTTAAATTAATAAACTCTATGAATGGGTCACCTCCATTATTAATATCTTTTTCAAAATCAGAGAATATTCCATCAAAGCGTTTTTCAATATTACTTGGCTTACCAAATAAAACAACCGCAGGGTCTGCAACAGATAAATTACCTTGAGTATATGAACGTTCTATCATCCATTGTTGACGAACCGCATTATTATATTGATTAACACTTTCTTTAGTTTTATTAACAACTGTTGTAAAATATGTTTGTGTATCGTTAACCACTTGAACCATAAAATCCGAATAACTTAATGTACCTGTTTCTCCTTGGTCATTAATAACATTAGTTATAATGGTACCTACAGTTGAATTATTATTCTGGCCTGCATTTGGAGTCGCCTGATTTAAAGTTGGAGGACTAAGTAACGAATCTTGTTTTAAGAATTCACTATCAAGTATTTTTAAGAAATCTTCTTGAGCGGTAACATCTGACCTGTCATCATACATTTCAGTATTTGCATAATAATTGAATGTTAACGCATTTTGTAACTTGTCAACAGATTCTTTTAACCCACTACCTCCAACAAAGTTGAATGCCATTGTTACGTTAGCAATCATAGGTTGGATACCAATACCTTCAGGATTGATATCTAATTGTTCGTATTGAAGAGATAATGAGGTTGGGATGATTTTTGTATTATAAAAATCCCCAATTCTTAATACTAACACAGGAGGTGCACCAAACGCGGTGTTAATCGCATTGTTGTATTCCAATGTTGGTTTACTTTGTGGCGTATTTTGTTTTACTGTAGGTATTGTATCACCAGGTCTCATACATTGTTGTAAGAATGTAAGACGAGAGTTTAATCCTTCAGGTGTTGTTGAATGGAAGGCTGGTTGGAAAAATTTCAACTTATCTTTTAAGTTGTCATAAACCATAGGAGTTTCCGCTTTGATTGTTTCAAAGTAATCACACTCCGACAATAAAGACCTTAACACTCTTTTAGTTACGTTATTTCTTTCTTTTCTAACTTGTTCTACAACAGGCACTTTTACTGTACTTGTTACCACGTTTCCAACTAAGACTTCTTGAGTTTCAGGTGGTGGAGTTGGTATTGGTGCTGTTAGTGTCCCTGTAATTGAAGAGATATAAGCTCTCCTACAAGCCATGGCAGTAGTTGTGTAAATATCTTTAGAAGGCGCTTGTGTGTCACCGCCAGCAGCGTTAGGGTCTCCATCCGTACAACTAACTGTTTTTCCATCAATATATACACCTTTTTCACTATCAAATTGTTGTACTTGAGCGTTTTCACCAGCGGCGGTTCCTGTTTTAAGAATTAGTCTTTGAGCCGTAATATATTTTTTAAGTGATTCTGTTTGATTAAAAAACTTAATTACCGATTCAATTCTTCTTTTAGATAACTCCACATTATACGCCTTTGTTGCAGGCGCAGAACAACTTGAGTCAATTACCATTGTAATGTTACCTGTCGGATACTGAGTTAATTGTTTATCTAATTCCACAGTCAATTCTTTTAAAGTGTCATAATTTGGTGTTACCACCGAGTTAAAAAACGTTCCTAGTTGAGTCCCTTTAGAAACATATTTTGGTTTTTCGCCAAGATACTCCGTATACATTTCACTATAGTTTGGGCTTGTTTTAGGTTTTGGATAATCGTTACTAAAATAACCACCTTTCTGAACATACTTTTTAAAAAAATCTTCAGAGTTTAAAGTTGATTGTGAGGTAGTAGTTGCTCCCGCTGTTGGAGCATCCTTACCTGTCTGAATTGTTTGTTTAGCAAAAATTAACTCTTCCTTAGTCATATCTTTGGAAGAAATGACTTCTTGTAAGTAAGACAACTCACCTGGCTTTATTGTATAATATTTCTTGGCAAGTTCATACAAGTCGTATTTTCTACAACCCGCAAAGAACGAATCAATAATACTATCAATTCTAACTCTA